TGTCATCGCTCCCGTCTACAACATGGTCGAGACACGCTATCAGTAATCGTGTACACTAACCCCAAGGAGATTTCATGCCACGGACTTACGAAGTAACTTTTGAGAACGTCACCGTTTCGGCGGCTCAGGATCTTGTTTCAGCAAAAGGAGGGGCCGCGCGCACGGTGAAGGTAAAACGAATGCGTGTGGGCGCCACCAACACATCGATTCCTACCGCACAGATGCTCCAGATTCGAGCTTCTATCGCAAGTGCCACGCTTACCGCTGGAAGTGGTGGTACGGCACCGACGCCGCGGCCTGTGGATCTTGGCGACGCCGCGGCTACCTTCACGGCTCGGGCTAACGATACGTCGAAGGCGACCACAACCGGTGCTTTCACCATCGTTGAGGAGACCGGCTGCCATATCTACGCGGGATATGACTTCAGTTATCCACAAGGTCGCGAGCCGGTCTTTGGGCTGAATGAAGGCTTCGTATTCGAATTGCTGTCAACTGTATCGGGGACGTGTGCGTTCTCGGGCGGTGTGACGTTCGAAGAAACTGGCGGCTAATCGGTAGCCGGTTAGGTCCCTCGTGCTCTTGTCGTAATCGAAGCGCTCGGGCGCGTCAGCAATCTTGGCTGGCTCCCGAGCGTTGCTCCGTCTGTCGTTGATCAACTCGCGTGGCATAGAGTTTCGTTTACTTCTTCTCTGCGGGGATACAATGTCCTTCTCTTATTACCGCACACTCACAATCGACCAAACAAAGTGCGGCTCATCCAATTCTAGCAATTTCCCCGTTTTAGTTTCCATAACTGATTCGACATTAGCCACTACAGCACATGGTGGCAACGTCCAAAACAGTAGTGGATACGATTTGTGTTTCTACGCCGATTCGGGCGCAGTCACAATCCTACCGTGGGAAGTAGAATCATACAATGCCACAACAGGTGCATTGTTGGCTTGGGTTCAACTTCCAACAGTCTCTCATTCGACCAATACCGTCTTTTACCTTTTCTATGGCAATGCGGCCATCACCACGTTTCAAGGTGGATCAACGGGCGCAGCGTGGGATGGCAATTATCAAGGCGTCTATCATCTGGGAAATGGGTCAACGTTATCGGTTGCCGATTCCACCGGAAACAGCAACACTCTAACGAATAGTAGTGCCACAGCCACCACCGGCCCGATCTTGGGTGCCGCAGCAGTTACAGGTGGCAGCGGGTTGAATGGGCCAAAACTAGCAGCTTTTACTGGTACCACGCCAATCACCATGGAAGCGTGGGTGTACCCTACAGGGGCGGGTAATTACGCAACAATAGTAGGACAATTCAACGGCGGTACACGGGCATTCGCCATGTGGCTCGATCCGAATGATACTAACATCGACATGGATTTAAATGGATTTGCTTCCATTACCGTGTCACCAATCTGGAACTTAAATGCTTGGAATCACATCGTAGGAACGGCGAACGGAACGAACTGGACAATTTACGTCAACGCATCGCCTGCAAGTCACAGTGAGACGGGGCTACCTGTCAATGTATCTGGTTCGACGTTAGCAATCGGCCACGATTATCAGACTAATAATTTCAACGGGTCAATTGCCGAAGTTCGTGTTTCTAATATCGTTCGCTCTGCCGATTGGATTTTAACTGAGTACAATAACCAGCATGCTCCGTCGTCATTCATCACGCTTGGTTCTCAGCAATCATCGGGCAACGTCGGCTTGGATCAAGTCGTGTGGCGTGGGCTGAATCGTGGCATCGAATATCAGTTCGATGAAGGTGGCCGCGTCAAAGCGAATGTTTCTCCGTGGGTTACCCAAGCTCCCGTCATAGACAATCTTGCGTGGCAGAAAGTCAAACGAAACGTAGAGTACATCTTTGACGAAGCTGGAAGAACGGCACGATGGATTCCGGCCGCTTCGAATCTGAACTATGACCAGATTCCCTGGCGCGGGCTGAACCGGACGATCCTCTACAGCTTCGATGAAGGTGGACTGCTGAAAACCTCAGGCTGGATTTATCCGTTCCAGCCACCACCAGCCGAAGAACTGATGTGGCGGCGCATCAAGCGGGATATCGAATACACCTTTGATGAGGCCGGCCGAGTAAAACAGAACGTTGCTCCGTGGGTCACGCAAGCGCCAGTGATTGACAATTTGGCGTGGCAACGGCTCAAGAGAAACGTCGAGTATGCTTTCGATGAAGCCGGGCTTGCCAAAACAACTGGATCTCTTTTCGCTGCTACCGTTGTGCAGTCGGATCAGCTTGCATGGCGCGCATTGCGGCGCTCGATCGAGTACACCTTCGAGGAAGGCTCGAAGCTCGGTCGCTGGATTCCCGACGCTTCGCACCTAGCAAGTGACCAGTTGCCGTGGCGCGCGATTCAACGCGCGATCGCGTACAGCTTTGATGAAGGTGGGTTAGCAAAGACCGCGGGCTGGATGTTTGCGCCCGTCGTCACGGACCACTTGGGCTGGCGATCGCTTTACCGAAACATCGACTATCAGTTTGATGAAGCCGGGCGTGCTCGGAGCCTCGGCTACCTGTTCACCGTCCAGGCACCCGTCATTGACAATCTGGCGTGGCAAAAGCTTGCGCGCTTTGTGCAGTACGCGTTCGACGAAGCCGGTAGGTTGCCAAACTCTGGTTTCATTTTCACCGTCCAGGTCCCGCCACCGTTGCCTATCGTGCGGCCGGTTGGCTTCGCGATTAGCGCTGGCCCCACAGGTAGCGCGGTGCCGGCTGCGCCTGGTGGGCTTGCTACATCGGGTGGTCCGGAGGGTATAGTAAGCTAATGTCGCTCAACCTATCGATGGTCCAGAACAAGACCGGAGTTTTCTTCCTGAGCGTCTACGAGTCGGATGGAGTGACACCGCAGACACTGGTCGGTTCCGTTCTGTGGTTTCATGCTGCAATACCAGGCGGCGGATGGTCAGTTAACAAAAGCTCTCCAAGTGCAGGGATCACGGTAAACAACAGTGCGGGCGGCCAAAATTGCGCAACGCTTCAGATCGAGCCCATCGACACCGCGAACCTGTCGGCTATCGGGACTTCAGGCGTTATCGCGTTGCCTTGCGAGCTGACGCTCCAGAACGGCTCGGAGGCTTACGAACTTGCCAGCGGAAGTTTACAGGTGTCGGCCAACGTTGGAACGCCGTAATGCTGCAAACCTTCGAGGAAGATTCGGAACTGTGCTGCAATCACGCGCTGACTGAAGCTGCTGAGGCGGACCCAGAGCTAAAGAGTTTTGAGTGTCCGGAATGCGGAATGGTGTGGAAGCCGAAGATTTACAGCGGAGCAATGAAGCACTGGAGCCAGTACCCCACCATCGAGATGCTGAGACTTTAGTACTTGCGCAACTACGCGGGACACGGTAGCATCGGACGTGCCGAAATATTATTTGATGCGTCATGCGGCCTGCACGCCAGGGCCACGCATGGACCCGAATCGCACGCTAACCGATTTAGGAAAGCAGCAGTGCAAGGCAATCCGAAAGTACCTGAAAGACCTCGGACTGGAGTTTGATTTCACGTTCAGTAGCGATTTTGAACGGGCTGTCGATACGGTTGTCGGAGTCACCGCAGAAGAGCCGGACTACGAATTTGAGGAGTTGCAACCGGACGGTAACCCAGGCGATGCATGGCGGCGGATTGTGCGCACTATCGGAGTGGACGAAGACCCAGAGCATCCCTACCGCGTGCTGATCGTGACCCACGATCCGCTCATCATGCCAATGCTCGCGGCTATCTGTTTCGGCTTCGATGCCGGGCACAACCTTTTCTCGCACGGCTCGATGGCAATGGTGAATACCGACCATTTGGAGATGATCGAAGGCGACCAGGCGCTAACCGGCTTTCGCTGGTTCGTTACTCCCAAGTTGGCCATGCAGCTCAGGGAAGGCGCGGCCGAGGAAGCGGTAGCGGCCGGCGCCATCGAGCTAACTGAGAACTTGCGGCGCGCATCCAGAGCAAGGGTGATTGATCCGCTGGTGAGGTCGCTTCGCAAATCGGTAGCCGGGCGCTTTCGTAAACAGGCAAAGGCGATTAAGGCGGCTGGCCTCGATAACTGGCGATCGGCGCTTCATATTCGGGATGCAAACCTTTCCCGGATGTACGCCGCGGTAGTCGCTAAAGCCTACGACAGTGGCGCGCTGCTGGCTCAGGCGCAACTTCCGAAACCTCGGGAGGCGAAAGCCAAGCCAGCGTTACCGAGCTTGCCTGGAGTCGATAGAACGGTGACAGACCTCGAAGACGAGCTGGACGATACGACTCAGAAGCAATTGGGCGACACGATCAGCAAATCCTATACCGGCGATCTGACCCATGCCGCGGTTCTCGGACTTGTCGCTGCGCAATTCAAGGAATGGGCTGGCGATCGCAGCGACACCGTGGCGCTCAACGAAGTCTCGGAAGCTTACCACGGCGGCGCCGCGGACTTCGTGAACGACTGGCGCGGCGGAAACGGGCCGGTATTGAAGACCTGGGAGACCGAAGACGATCCTTGCGACGATTGCCAAGCAAACGCCGACATGGAGGCGATTGACTCGGAAGCTCCGTTTGATTCTGGAGACGACGAACCCCCTGCGCATCCTAACTGCAGGTGCTCGATCAGCTATGAGCCGGATCCGGATTTCTCAGGCGGCGGCGAGTAGGTTTCACGTGGAACATCCAGTTTCAGGTCTTTGACCACTTCTGCGGCGGTGTAGCCGTTCATCTCCCCTAAGCCGATTCCTCGGAATACCTCGATAGCTGTTTTCCTCAAAGCCTCCACACCCTGTTGAAATAGCCGTTTCTCCTGCATTCCGCGTGTTCTTCGAAGCGTTTCGCGGCGTTGACGGAAGTAGGCGGCGCGACTCCTGGTCAGTGGCATCCCTCAGATTGTAGCGCAACAAAGCTTGTACGCAAGGGGTAGCGTGTCGCAAGATGATGAAAACGTGCAACTGGGAACTGTAGCCGATATTACCCCTGGCGGAGTCGCTACCGCGCTAGGTGCTGAGGGCATCAAAGCCACCTGGATAACAATCGTCGCGAATGGTACAAGCATTCGGGTAGGCGATAAAAACGTTGGCTCTGCGCGTGGCATCGTGGTTCCGACCGGCACCTCAGTAACTCTGCCGCGCGGCGCCTTCGACCAGCAAGGCTACTACCTTGATCAGGTCTTCGTGTACGGAACTTCGAGCGACAAAGTGAGCGTGACCTATGGAGTCTAAAGCCCTCTTTGCGATGCTGCTCAGTGAGCGGGCTGTCGAATTGTCCAACACCGATATCTGCAAAGCGCTGGCAGATGAACTTGACGACATGGGGCTCGGGGACTGCTGCTACGTTTGCGACATTTACGGTGACGATGAATCAGGCGACGTGGTTTATTACTGCGATGGCCAGTACTACAAAGCTCCCTATGAACTCGGCATGGTCAACGATAAGCGGACCACCGCAATCGATGACAGCCAAGCGCTGAACGTGATTCCGCGGACCACCTACGATGAGGAAGCCGACGAGACAGATCACTACGTGGGGATGTCCGACACCGACGCCGCGGAAGCGAAAAAGATGACAGCGGAAGCACGGCGCATGTTGTTCAGTGAACGGTTCATCGGCAAGTCGGAACGCGATGCTGCTGACTCCAGCGACTTCGCCGGCAAAGGCAAGAGCTTCCCGATCCTGAAACCAGGCGACATCATGGCGGCGGTTCGCTCGATGGGCCGGGCCGGAAGCGGCAACAAGTCAACGGACAGTCTGAAAGCTTCGATCATTCGAATTGCGAAGAAAAAGGGCTGGACGAGTTCTCTGCCAAAGGCTTGGCAGGATGGAGCCGATCCCAAGGAAGCCGCTACCGCGAATGACGGCAGTCCGCTGAGGCTGATAGAATCGGCTGCCGACTTTCTGGACGAACTGAAACTTCGAGAGGCGCGCGTTGACTATCCCATTAAACTGATTTCGCCTGGCACGGGATCGATGGCGCATTATCCGGCCAAAGTGCTGGAGCGTGACGGGCCGAAGGTCTTCAAAGCTGGAACGCTGATGTTCTGGAATCACCCCACCGACGCCGAAGACAGAGCGCGTCCCGAAGGCGATCTCAATAACCTGGCGGCGATCACTACCAGCGAAGCACGGTGGGATGCGAACGGCGTCAAGGGACCGGGGCTTTACGCTAACGCGAAAGTCATGGCCGATTACGCTCAACGGATCGAAGAGCGCGCGCCACACATCGGGCTTTCGATTCGAGCTGGCGGCACTGGCACCGGGCGAATGGTCGAAGGCAAGCCCGAACTGAAGAGCATCGATTATGCGGAGTCGGTTGACTACGTGACACGCGCTGGACGCGGTGGAATTGCGCTAGCAGAAGCGGCGCGGGATGCAATGATTTTGACCGAAGCGGCGCATAGCGCCAATCTCAACGAAGGGGGCGATATGACGCCTGAAGAAATCACAAAGCTTGTGGAGAGCGCAGTCACAAAGGCCGTCACCGCGGCTGTAGCGGCTGTGCAAACTCCGGTTGTCTCGCTCACTGAGCGAGCATTGCGCGGAGATGCGCGGGAGGAAGCAACCAAGCTTCTCGAATCCGTCACGCTCCCCGAATCGTCCAAGCGCAAAGTTATCGACACCGTGTTGCGCGAAGCGCTTCCGTTAAAAGACGGCGCGCTGGACGTGGCGAAGTTCACCGAACGGCTGAATGCTGAGGCGAAATCTGAGGGTCAGTATGTCGCTGAGCTTACCGGCTCGGGACGCATCACTGGTTTGGGCGGCGCTCCGGTTGTGCAGATGACCGAAGCCGATCAGAAGGCCGCACGGAAAGCCGACAAGCGAGCCTTCAAGGAATCGGTCGGCGTTTTCGAAGAGCTGATGGGCAACAAAGAGGCCGCGAAATTCGCGGTAGCTGGGAGGGCTTCCTAAATGAAGAACCAAGTATTCACCGGAACCCCGACCAGCCGGCGCTTTGCGCTTTGCCCAGTGGGTATCTTGGCTGGCCAACCCGTACTGCTCGGCAAGATCCCGGCAGTGGCGTTGGACAATTACCAGGCCAACACCGGAGGCACCACGTTTCTGCTGAACGGCAGTTTCAATCTCACCGTAGTGGGAGCGACGGTGTTATCTCCGCAAACCGGCCACCAGATCAACCCTGGTGATAAGGTCTACGCGGACGGCGGAACCACCGACAGCGCGACGAACGTGACGTACAACTTCACGCTCGACGCTGCCAGCGGCGGAACGTTCTTCGGAAATCTTGATCCGAGCGCGCCAGCAGTAACCAGCGGTACGACTTCCACCACAGCGGTAGTCGAGATTGTGACGGGAGGCTAACACCAATGTCAAAAATGACAATAATCGCATCGGAAGCAGGGCGCGGGTTCGACAGCTCCAGCGTCCTCGCTGGGCCGGTAGCTGACGACAAGTCTATGCAAGGCTTCGCGGCCGCACGCCGCAATGCCGGGCCGGGACATGACCGGCGAGTTCTCGAAGCGGCTCGGCTTTATGCCGATGCTCTCGCTGGGCGAATCGATCCGATCTTCATCAAGGAAGCGATTCAACCACGGAATGAAGTTTTCGTTCGTCACCTGATGGAAAAGTATCCGGGCATCTACGGAGATCCGGGCGGGCGTCAACTGGGATTGCGCGAAACGATGTCGGTAACCGATTACCAGGCGCTCTATGTGGACGTGCTGGATCGGATGTACTATGGCTTCTACAACGCCTATCCGATCGTCAACAAATCGCTGGTCTCGATCCGCACGCTTCGAGACTTCCGTTTGGTCTCGCGTTACCTGCTCGACGGTGCGGTGACTCCCTACACAGCTATGGATGCCGCGGCACCGCCTCCGCAGAAAGCCCTGTTCGGGCCGGCTCCGCAAGATGGAGCCGTGCCAGCGACCGCGGCTACTTCGACGGCGCCGATTCAGTATCAGCCGTTGCTTTATCAGTCGATGACCTCTGTGAACTGGCGCGCATTCGTCAATGACGATCTCGGGATCTTCAAGGATCTCTCGAATCGTCTTGCGATCCAGGGCAACCGCGGTATCTCGAAGTTCATCACCGGCTTCTACGTTGACGCCAACGGGCCAAACGCCACGCTGTACAACAGCGGCTACGGCAATCTGATTAACTTGGCCAACGGCGCGTCGTCCGACAATCCTCCGCTCTCCATTCAGGGTTTGCAGGATGCTTGCGCGATCTTGGCAGGAATGCGCGACTCGACAGGTGACCCGATCCTGATCACTGGCACGATGACTCTGTGGTACGGGCCGGCCTATTACGCCACCGCAATGAACTTGATGAAGATGCTGGAAGTCACGGTATCAGTCCAGGGCGGTACGCAAGCCGGCGCGACTGGCTTCCCGGCACAGGCCGTGAAAGTCGGAAACTGGATTGTCCAAAACCTGCAATTGGTTATGGATCCTTACATCCCGATCGTCTGCACCGCTTCCGGTGTCCAGCACAAAATGTGGGGCATCACCATCAATCCGGATTCGCAGGCACGTCCAGCTACTGAAGTTGGATTCTTGCAAGGGTTCGAGACCCCGCAAATCTTCCAGAAGGTTCCGAACACCATGCGAATGGGCGGCGGCGTAGACCCGATGATGGGCGATTTCTATTCCATGGATCAGGACATGAAAATTGTCGGAGTCATGGGTGGCACCAACATTGACGGCCGCACAACCGTCGCGAGCTTCGGTCAGTAACGAGTTGCTATGTGGAACGCGCTCGGTAATCCCTGGGGAGGTGGCGGGCGCGTTCTGCTGGCTTTAGGTTTCCTGATGTTCACTTACAACAATTGCGACGGCACGAACAACACGATAGACTTCGTGCGGTTGCTGATCTCGGACACCCAGGATGTGAATCACATCTTCGAGGATTCTGAAATCACCGGCGCTTACCAGATCCAAGGGGCGCAATTTCAATCAGCTCAGTTCTATAGCCCGCCGATGGGGCAAAACATTCCGACCAGCCCGGTATCGTACCTCCGGGTGTCGGCGTTGCTCTTGGATTCGCTCGCGGCCAACAAAGCGCGGCTCGCTTCGATCAAGCAACTGCTGGATGTCAAGCTCGACAGTTCAGACGCTTCGATTCAGCTCCGTGCAACGGCGTGCGAGTACCGGGATGTTGAGGACAATTCCGGCGCGTTCATGATTATTGAACAGGTTAACGATGAGTGGTCATTCCGTGACCGTTTCTGGAAGCAGGTTCAGCGAGAGAGCGGAGGGATGATCGCGTGAACCAATCGTTACTGTACGAGGTCAACGCTGTGATGCCGGCCGCGGTAGTGGCCGGGCTGTTTCCATCGCTCTGCACGTTCCAGGATCGCGCTGGTGCCGCTACTCCGGTGTTGGATCCGCTGGGTCAAGTGGATTTGGCAAATGCGGACTACGAGAACGTAGCGGGCTTGGTGGCTATTCCCTGCTTAATCGCGGCCGTGTCACAACTGAAGCCACTACTCGAAGGGGGCCGGACGCAGGAGTACAACTTCGAAGCTCCACAGCGGCACATTCTGCTGAACGATTGGTATCCGCAAGTTCTTCAGCGCTACCTTGCAATCGTGGATGGCGTGACGTATTCGATCACGCCTGGCGGTGTAGAGTCGGATTCGCAGCAGCAGCAGACCAGGCTGACCGTGAGGGCTTACCAGCTATGAGGATGAGCACTGCGGACGCCATGAACGAAATTACTTTGACAATCGAGGTTTACACGCCGAAACTGACATCGTTTCGAATGTGGTTTGGTTTGAAGCTGATGCGCGTGGCCGGGTGGGTTCTTCCCTACAAGGTGGAAATGAAGTGAATATCACGGTTTCAATTCGCGGGCTCGATGCGCTGACACTTCAGGTGCAGTACATGAAGACCGCGGCGCAGACCGGGCTGAAGTTGGGAGTATCGGAAGCTGCTGGACTGATCGAGCAGGAAGCCAAGATGTTGGTGCCCGTCGATAGCGGAAACCTCCAGGACGCAATCCACACCGAAAACACGATCGACGAACCGGAGACGCAAGAACAGACCGTCACTCCAGCGTACGATGCGGATAACAAGTGGGGTTTCGATCCGGCGTATGCAAGACGCATTGAGTTTGGATTCGTAGGTCCGGACAGCTTAGGGCGAGTGTTTCATCAAGCGGCTCAGCCGTACATGAGGCCCGCCTACGAGACACAGAAACAGCCGGCAATTGATGCGATAAAGAACGGCATTCTGCAGGAACTCGATGCAGTTGTAGGAGGCCAGTGAGTGTTTCAGTCGAACAGCAATTACGTGCGGGTCTTCTGGCTCAGTCTGGTGTCACTAATATTATTGGCGATAATCTATTTCTCGTCCAGCTTCCTCAGAACCCAACCTATCCGAGCGCAGCGTATCAGCGAATCGCGACGGTGCCTCTTTACACCCAAGAGAACACAAACCAGGGAACTGTCGGGTATGTTCGGTTTCAGATCACCGGATTCTTTCAAGGCGCAAGCTCAGGACAGCAGAGCGAAGCGTTTGCTCAGGCCGTCACAGCAGCTCTACAGACTTTCAATTGCGCGCAAGGTGTCCCCGCTTCGCCTCCACTTCTCGGCACGCCTCCGAACTACGTGCTTGGCAGACGAATGCTGGTTCAGCCGCAAACCCAGCCACCCATTTTCATGTGCGTCATTGACGCAAAGCTTTGGTACAACGATGCGAATTAACAAGGAGACCCCATGCCTGATGCAGGTTTGTTAGCAGTTCCGTCAAAAGGAACGCAGATTTTCTACGGTTCCACATCGAGCCCGCCAATCTATACTGTGATTTCACGGCAAGGCTCGATCACCGGACCTGGGATGACCGTGAAGACCCAAGACGTCACCGCTCAGGATTCCGGGAGCCCGTGGCGTCAGTACGTCCCCACGTTGCTCGACGGCGGAAATATCACGTTCAAGATGTTCTTCATTCCGGGTGATGTTGGGCAGAATGCTTTCCTGGCCCTGTTCACCGGGCGCGGATTAAACGACACGCCTGGTTTGCCCATTCCATTCAAGCTGCTGTTCGCGGATCCGGATGCCACCATCTGGACATTCAACGGTTTCGTGACAACCTTCAAGATCACTGCGACTGTTGACGGCGTTACTGAGGCCGACTCCACGATAATGGTTACCGGCGCGCCCACGTTCCCAGTTGCCGCAGGTTGATGTAGGATAGAGACAGATCCTCCAGTGTCAGACGAAGGCGCGGGGATCGGGTGCAGGGACAGCATCCGGTTCCCGCGTTTTGCTTTTGTGGTATGATTCCCGCAATATGGAAATCGATCCTGTTACGTATCCCACAGCGAAGCTCGGCGAAGAAAAAGTTGAGCTGAAATTTCGGATGTACGACATCATCCACCTCTACAAGGAGTACAAAATCAACATCTTCGAACCACAGAACCTTAAGGGCATCGAGGCCTTTGAGCGCGTGGCGACGATGGTCGAAGCGGCCACGGCGTACCATTGGAGCAAGAACGCCGAGGAGATTTCGAAATTGATCGACTTCGCCGACTTCGCGGCGATTTGCGGAGCGCTCCAGGAGGCTCAAAAAAAAGTTTCTCCG